CACACATACAGGTGACAATCGGGCAGCATATCCATAATGCCGTTATCACTTACGAGGTTTTCAAGACCGCGCTCAGGGCGTGAGGCATACACCAGACTATTCGGCTCACGGTCAAATACCTCGAGTCCTTCATATTCCTCATAAGCGATGCCATTTTTTGTTGCTGTGATGAAATTTTCCGGGATTCCATAAACCTCCGAGACCTGCTTCTTATGGAATTCCGAAACTGTGAACACCTGATCAATGTTCATCAATTGCGGTTGTACGGCCATACTCTGCCGATGGAGGGCAAGATCATGTAACCACCAGACATTGAGTTTGCTATTGTAAATCTGTGTGAAGGAATGCCAGTGGCGTTGTGCAATCACCACATCATAAGGTGCTTTCATGACATAGTGAAACCGCTCACCCAGGGGCATATCCTCGCGGGGCCTGCCCAAAAACTCATAGAGCACCCCGTCCCATCTGCCACTTTGCTCGCTGTTCGTGAACACGACTACGCTATGACCGCGTTTTGTGAGCTCGCGAGCCATATAGTAACCGGCGCTTTCAGAACCGCCGAGACTTTTCCCGTCCGGTATTGTGGAGCCATTAAAAGGCATCCCCGGAACGGCCATTGCGATGTGCATAAATCCCTCCTGTATTTAGAGTTTTGCCCGAATTAATTCAATCAGGGCGTCTTTCTTAATGTACTGGGCCGGTAAGTCAATATCCATTTCCTCTGCCTTCTTTGCCAGTTCCCTGTAGGTCAAATCCTCAAGGTCAATCTTGGCATTTATGCCTTCGCCCTCATCCGCCGTATCAAATATCTGATCGGGTCGGGGAAAATCATCCTCGGTAAAGCCCCGGTCAAAGTCAGCTTTTGTGGGCTTTATAAGGCCAGCCCTTATTGCGTCATCTCGTAACATGATATCCCTCTTTTAAAAGAGGGGGCCCGGAAGCCCCCCCTCCGGTTACTGATTAATAAAAACTACACACTGGTTACATGGGTCATCAGGTATGCAAGATTTTTTGCTGTGATCTTCTCATCCTGATAGTAACCGAGCTCAATTTCCTCACTCTTGGTCTTCGGATCAAATGGATGCCGCTCCGCGATCATATTCGGCAATCCGGGCTTGGTCCATCTGAACGAATACATGAATGAGGGCTCCTCCGTGGTTGGGCCAGTTGGTGCGTAATACCACAACACATTATCGCCCCAGAGCATACTCAATGATACGCTCTGCCCTTCCTGTACGGTGTTGTAATAAGTTTCGCCGACATGAAATGCATCAAGCTCAAAGATTGCCTTCATGTTCTCGCGGCTTATATATCGGACACCAGTACCACCCGACTTTCCAGCATATCCATGAACGATTGCTATGGCATCGGCATGCTGCCTGAAATACCTCCATGCCATGGCACCCATGATGCACCGATTCGGCTTATAGCCAGTCGCATCCTGGACATTGCCAATAGCCGTCCAGCAATCGAGCATAGGATTACTGTAACCAGATCGACCTTCGATCCAGTCTGAAGTAATCGTGGCGTATGAGCCCACATTGCTTCCACTGGTGCATTTCATTGCCAGTCGGTATTCCCAACCCAACATGAGTTTGGATTTGATATATTGCGTCCGGCCTTCCCGCATTTCTTTGATGAAAACCGGGTCCATATTCTCGCGATCCTCAAGATTCAAGGGCATTTTAAGGGCATAATTGTCCGCGAAATATTGTTCAGATGAGACACCTCGCTCGATCTTGTTCGCTTCGGTTCCAGGAGCCCTTTTGTCATCCTCTACCCTGAAGGCATCAGCCTGATCCCATATGATGTAATTATCGCTTTGCTTGGCCACCGGAACGATGGGGGCGATAACATCGGCGATCATGCCCATGGGTTTGTATTGAATCGCTATATTCGATAAATGCTGATCTACGTGCAGGTCGTGACCTGTTGCTCCTCCTCCTGCCATTTTCGTTCACCTCCTCGTGTTATAATGAGCTCACGTCTTGATAAAACGGCGCAGCAAAATTGAAAAATCCCGTTCCGATGCTACCACTGGTAACAGTAGCTCTGGCCCGACCAACAGTATAATAACCACTATCAGCAAGAGCCATCCAGCCATCGGTTGTCACCCTGAGCCTATTGCCAGCGGTGATTGCACCACCTGCCCAGAATTTGAACTCTCCCATTACGCCGTATTCCACATGCTCATTGTCTTTTGGTTTATTGAGTATGATTCCAGCGGCTTCGTGGCTATCATCAGCCCGTTCACCATCATCAAATGCAATAGCCTTATATTGATGAGTGCTGAGATCTTCTCCAGCTTGAATTTTGCTTGTAACTGCAAATTGACCCTGAATTGCCATAAATAATCACCTCCTACATTGACGAAACATAGCCAAGGGTTCCACCGAGAAACAGGGCGCTCCCGAGTGCATTACTTCCGATATTTGCCAAGCCTTTCGCGATAGCATAATAACCGGAATCCACTGGTTGAAAATACCCGGAAGTCGTTATCATTAAACCATCTCCCAAAGAAGAGACCTTTGCAGGGTCAATACGTACATTCATGATCCCGAGAAGGCCAAAATTGGTGGCGGTTCCAGCGGTTGCCGCGCCTAATGCCACGGCATCGGCCTCTTGACCAACATCGGCTTGTTCATGATCGACTAAATGCATTGCCGTCCCTGCAATCATATCAACGCTTGATGTAAGCGATGCTATGATTACATTTGACTTGTCTGATCCGGTTGGGAGATTAAAAAGCCCTGTGCCTATTGACCCGGAGGTCACGGCGGCTTTGGCTTCTCCTAAGATTGGATCATTGCTATCGGCGGTTGTAAACCAGCCGGAAGTTGTCACTACTAGCTTCGCACCTGCTGAAATCGCTGCACCGGCGGCAAACTTCATCTCGCCCACATACCCGAGAGACAAAAATTCGCCATCTTTGGGCTTATTGAGCAAAATGCCGCTTGTTTCCTCGCCGTTATTTGCGAGCTTTCCGTCAACCAGGGCGATAGCGTGATACTGAAAGGCAGACGTATTGAGATCTTCCGTTGCCTTAATGGTTGTGTTCATGCGTACATTCTGAGTGGCCATGTACTATCACCTCCTATATATAATGACCTGATCTTACAGGTCTTCTAAAGCATACCGCTCGGCAAGATCCTTGTCGGTATCAAGCACGGCCTTGGAAGCCTCGGCATAGTTCACATCCTTGTGATCGGCCATGTATTTCTTGGTCTTGGCCGCAAGCTCCTCGCTCACCGTTTTGTGATCGCCCTCTCCCTCGCCTTCACCTTCTTTGCCCTTTTCCGTGATATCAAAGACCTTGGCATGGGTCTCAAAGCATTTCTTAAAGGCATCGAACGTGATGGAGAAACCGGCCTCATCGGTGTAAACGTGAGTGTCGAGGTCTTTGGTCAGAATATCCCGTGCCGCCGGGGTCATCTTGCCGTCCTTGACCATCTGCTCACAGAAAGCCTTGACTTCATCAGTCCGAGCCGTCTTAAGACCATCGGCCTTTTCTTTCTTTAAGACCTCGGCCTCGGCCTTATAGGTCTTGCTCTCGCCTTCTGACTTTTCCAATTTGGCATTTGCCGCTTTGAGATCATCAGTTAGTTTTTTGATTTCTTTCTCGTCCATTTCGTTCACCTCATCTTTCTCAGGTTTAATTTCCCCGCTCTCATTGACATCAAAGCTATAACTGGCCATTTTCTCAAACGTCCCGGCTTCGGGAGTCAGGCTCAGAAAGGCTTCTAGATCAGCAAGATTGCTAACTGCAGGGATATCGGTTCCTAACAATCCAACGGCGGACAAAACCCGTTTAAAGGTCTTGCCGCTCTCTTTCAGGTTCCAGTAGATCTCGGCGCTGATTCGTTTGTAACGGTTCGCCTTGATCGCCTTGTAAAGTATCTCAGGCACATCGCTCAAAGTGGCTATCAGCTTGTCGCCGACTTTTTTCAGATGCTTGACCCACCCGAGGGCAGGCTGCCCGTCTTCCAAGTGCATTTTGTTGTCATGCGCCAGTTTTACCGGCGGTTTGATTTTCTCCTGTAGCTCATAGAAGGCCGCTACTATCTCATTGAGATCGCCTTCCGTGTATGCGTCACCATTCCAAATCCCGACGCTGAATATCTCGGCATCGAATTCATGGGTTTTGGCATGAGCCCTGTTTCTTGCCTGAGTTCCCCGGTCTACCCATTTGCAGTTTTTAGGCTCATAGTTTCCGTCATTGTTTATCCGGTCAATCGTAAAACCGTCTGGCCGGGGTCCCATATCTTTCATGAAATTTGCAAAACTATCCTGCCAGCCCTGCCATACGGAAATCCCACGGCCTCCATACCGGGCATAATCTTTATCATTGCTGTTGACACAC